GGGGTGCATCAAGTTCTAGTGATGCGAGATCAAAGGCTAGAGCAATATCAAAACGTAACAAATCAAAGAAGGGATAACATTATGCCAATGGGTAAAGGAACATATGGAACGACTAAAGGCAGACCACCTGCTAAGAAAACGTTATTAACTGGGAAGCAAAAGAAACTTCCTATGTCTTTAAAGAAAAAAATTATGGCTAAGAAAAAGTAAGGAGATTGTTATGGCTATTCCTAAAGAAAAAGATAAGAAAAAGAAAACGTTATTAAAAGCAGATATAAATAAAGAAAAAGAATTAAAAGTTGCTTTAGTGAAAGGAAGAGAAATTGGTCCTTACTTTAGTCAAGCACAAGCTAAAGAACTTTATAATGAGTATAGGCAAGGTGGTATGCCTCCTAAGTCAGCACAACGTTCTATGTTAAGAATGTTAAGAAAGATGAGACAGATAGAGCTTGATGAGTTTAGTGGTAAGAATCAATAATGGCAGTTAATGAAGCCGGCAACTATTCCAAACCCACTATGAGGAAAGCTATCTTTCGTAGGATTAAAGCCAGTGGTAAGGGTGGCAGACCGGGTCAATGGTCTGCACGAAAAGCACAGATGCTTGCCAAACAATATAAAGCTAAAGGTGGGGGTTACACTTCCTAATGGCGTTAACAAAATCACAAAGGTCGTTGCGTGCGTGGACAAAACAAAAGTGGAGAACCAAGTCAGGTAAACCTAGTACACAAGGGAATAAGGCAACTGGCGAACGTTACTTACCTGAGAAAGCGATTAAGGCTCTTAGTTCCAGTGAGTACGCCAAGACTACGGCTCTTAAACGCAAAGCAATTAGAGCAGGTAAACAAGTATCTAAACAGCCCAAAAAGACGGCAAGCAAAACGAGAAGCTTTCGCAATTTCTCATAGGATAGATAATGAGACTACATAGATTAACTAAAGAAGACAGAGACATACTCCGTATAGTTGTTAAGCAGGTTCACTTTAAACATTACCCCGATCAATTCTGCACCAACTATGAAGCAGACAAAATGATTGCATCTATTTCCCCTAGTATAATTGAGAAGTTAACTAAGGTTGGAAAGGATATGGGAATTGATAGACTTTAAATACAAACCTGATGGGGAAGTATGTAAGGCTTTTCTTAAAGATGATATTTTTTTTAGAGGACTAAGAGGTCCGGTTGGTTCCGGGAAATCAGTAGCTTGTTGCATAGAAGTATTTAGACGAGCGTTAATGCAGGAGAAATCAGCAGATGGCAAAAGAAAAAGTAGGTGGGCGATTATCAGAAACACCAATCCTCAACTTCGTACTACCACGATTAAGACTTGGTTGGATTGGTTCCCAGAAGAAACTTGGGGTAGGTTTTCTTGGTCAGTACCATATACGCATCATATATCCAAAAGTGACTTGGAGTTGGAAGTTATATTCCTTGCACTCGACAGACCTGAAGATGTAAAAAAATTATTAAGTTTAGAATTATCTGGCATTTGGATAAACGAAGCACGTGAGATTCCGAAAAGTATTATAGATGCTTGCACTATGAGAGTCGGAAGATACCCCTCAATGCGTGATGGAGGTCCAACTTGGACCGGAGTTATAGCTGATACGAACGCTCCCGAAGAAGATCATTGGTGGGCAATCATGGCAGGCGAGGTTCCTATCCCAGATCATATGACAAGAGAAGAAACCAAGATGTTAGTTAAGCCTGATAATTGGAGGTTCTACACTCAACCCTCTGCAATGTTAGAAGTTAAGAATGAGGATGGAGAAATAGATAAGTATACTCCTAATCCCGTTGCTGAGAATAAAAAACATATGATGGAAAGTTATTATACTAATTTGTTACAAGGTAAAACTAAATCATGGATAGATGTTTATGTAATGAATAGATTGGGAACCATACAAGATGGTAAGCCAGTTTATAATATGTTTAGTGCAGACGTTCATGTTTCTAAAGAAGAGATCCCCGTTGCAGATGGATTGCCATTATATGTTGGATTAGATTTTGGATTAACTCCTGCAGGTGTATTTGCTCAAAAGGTTCGTGGTCGTTGGTTAATACTACAAGAGATTGTAGCTTTTGATATGGGTATTGTTAGGTTTGCTGAACTACTTAGACAAGAGATTGCATTACGCTACGCTAACTGTGAAGTAAATATATTTGGTGATCCTGCAGGTGACTTTAGAGCACAGACAGATGAAAGCACTCCATTCCAAATACTAAGAGGTGCAGGTCTTAAAGCTAGACCAACTCATAGTAATGATGTGTCTTTGAGGTTGGAGTCTGTATCAGGTCCGCTTCAAAGAATGGTTGATGGTCAATCGGGTGTGTTGATTGATTATAGATGTAAAGAATTAATCAAAGGATTTGAGGGTGGCTATCATTATAGACGAATACAAGTATCAGGAGAACGCTATGATGATAAACCAAACAAGGATAGGTTTTCTCATATACATGATGCGTTGCAATACTTAATGCTTGGATCAGGAGAGGGCAGGCAGGTTATGGGACAGAACCAAAGAGTCCATGCATTTCAAGCAAAGACTTCTTTTGATGTATTTACCAGACAACCAAAGCAACAAAGAAGACAAGGTTTATGGTCAAGAATGTAACGTTTGTGCGTTGTGTATTTTTATATTCATAGGTATGCGTTAAAGAAAAGGAGTTGCATATGTGTTTACCAAGTGGCAGATCAAGACAACCTCAAGAGAGTGCTGAATCCAAGATGGAGCGTGAGTCTGCGGAAGAAAAAGAACAAACAAAAACTGCTGAACTTAAACAAGATGCCTTAGAAGAAACTGTTTCAAGAAAAAGAAAAGGCACTGGCAGACGATCATTACTTACTGGTTCTGGTGGTGGTATAGGTTTTTATGATAGGTACTCTGCGTAATGCATGATTTAGCTAAAGGATATATTGCTAAATACGAAAAAGCTAAAACTATCAGACGTGATTTTGAAGACTTGTATGATGAGATATTTGAATACTGTCTTCCCCAACGTCAAGGTTTTAAAAATTATACTCCCGGTCAAAGACGTGATGACAAGATATTTGATGAGACTGCAGTAGTTGGTGTTCAAGAATTTGCATCAAGGCTACAATCAGGTCTTGTTCCTAACTTTGCTAGATGGGCAGACTTTGTTGCAGGTAGTGAAGTGCCTGATACTGAAGCAGATGAAATAAATAATAAGCTAGATAAAGTTACTGAATACATATTTGAGGTACTACAAACATCTAACTTTGCACAAGAAATACATGAATGTTTTATTGACCTTGCTTTAGGCACAGCGGTTTTAATGATAACAGAGGGAGATGCAGTTACCCCTATAAGATTTCATTCTGTACCATTACCTCAAGTTGTTCTTGATACTGGACCTGATGGTAGAATAGATCATGTATATAGAGAACGTGAACTTAAATATTCCGACATGATGATTGCTTATCCTAAAGGTGTCTTTAGTGAAAGAATTTTAAAAAAGATACAAGATTATCCTGAGTCAAAATGTAAGTTACTTGAGGTGTCATGCAAGTTATATGATGAGCCAAACGTAGAAAAATATTCTTTTATGGTTATTGAATTAGCCGATAAAGATTTAATCTTAGAAGAAACTTATACTGGTGTTGGTTCTAATCCATTTATAGCGTTCCGTTGGAGTAAGGCGTCTGGCGAAATTTATGGGCGTGGTCCTGCAATTAATGCATTAAGTGCAATCAAAAGTGCCAACCTTACAATAGAATTAGTATTAGAAAACGCACAGATGTCTATATCAGGTATCTATCAGATGGATGATGATGGTGTTATTAATGTTGATACAATTAATCTTGTACCGGGAACTGTTATTCCAAAGGCACCAAACTCGCAAGGACTACAACCTATAAGGTCTGCAGGTAACTTTGATGTAGCAAACTTAGTTCTTAATGATATGAGAAACAATATTAAACGAGCCTTGTATAATGATATGCTTGGCGATCCTAATAAAACACCTGCATCAGCTACAGAAGTAGCAGAACGTATGGCTGATTTATCTCGTAAGATTGGTTCTGCATT